TTTGTTAATATTAATGGTTCTTCCATTTGGTAATGAATACTATTATCTTTTTCTAAAGCATTTAGATATTCATCAACTGGATCACTTACATACTTTGGTAAATCTGTAATAGTTTTATCAAACCATGTACCATTGGGTCTAGTAATAGTACATATTACTGCCCATCCTGTTACTTTGTTCATGTTTCCTCCTAACTTATTTTGATAATGAGTTTAGCATTATCGTTTTTCTCTTTGGGAAATTCTATTGAGATAGATTCTAAACTTCTATAGGTTCTATCTTTAGCATCATCCCAATGATTACCACTAAATTCGACATCAGCTTTACTATCAATTCTATTTAAAGTTTGTAGTATAAACTTGAAGTCATCACTATTTACTTTCATTACGCAACCTCCTTGATTACATTTGTTGTTGATTGTAAATTCTTACAAAAGTCTAATGACTTACTTGCAAGACTTGATGCTTTCCAAATAGCATCTTCGTTCTCTTCTAAACATTTGATCCAGCTATTAAGATACATAGCATGGTCTTCTCTTGGAGAAGAAGTTATGTTTAGATGACTAGCAATAAAACATGATCCAAGTTCTGCAACTAATTCTTCGAATGCATATCCACTTGAACCAAACTTCGTTGATAGTTTTCTATCGCATCTATCCTTATGACCTGTCCAATGGGTCAGCTCATGAAACATAGTGCAATAGTAGTTTTCTGTAGCGGTACTGTGTTGTGTATTGATAAAAGATTCTTTGCTTGGCATACGAATCTCATCAATGCTTGGTATATAACAAGCTTTACCACTACGAGAAATTATTGCTCTTGTATTATTTATAAATACATCAGCAGTATTATTGTCATTGACTTTGTTTTCGAATGTATCAAAGCCAACAAACTTTTCTGTATTACCCTCTACTTGTTCTATATTGAATACATCAAAGGTTCTAAACAACTGAAACATTTGTTCTTTTGTTTCTCCTTTTCTTTCTACTTCTTTAATGTATTTCTTTATGAACAATAACTTTGTAGATGATTCTCCTTTCTTAACTTGACATCCATGTCTAGTCCATTGCTTGTATGTACCCCAAACATATCTGTCATATGGTTCAAATGCTAACTGCATAATGTTACCGCCAGTATATTTGTAACCATCTACTGAAGTAAATAGTTTATTAGCCCAAGGTTTAGTCCATTGACTACCTTGTTCTTTCATTAACTTCAGTATGTTTTTTGTAATGCTATGGACTACATCTTTTGCTTTGCCTTGCATTATACCTCCTAGTTATATTGTTATTATCATTATGATCATTGTAAAAAGAAACAGAACACAACAATAGAAATCAATACTACTCATAAAACCTCCTTGATTTTTTTGTATTGATCTCGTATTGCATTTGCTTCTTGGTACAATTTTCTCCACTTCTCTTTGTCAGGATTTTTAGGATATAATTTAATATAATTGTAAGCACCCTTGCAAATATCATCCATGCAGTTTTCTAATTTACTTGCATGGTACATTGCTTGGGCTTCATCCTTTGCTGATTCGCTGACTTGTTCATCCCATTCATCCCAAGATAAACCTGTTTTAATTTTTCCCATACTTCTCCTCCAATAGTTGTATTTGATTACAAATTGTATTGACTACATCTTGGTCTAATGAATGACACTCAATACAAATCTTGTAAGCCCTACGCAATTCAGTTAATTCTTTTAATGAATCTGCTGACTTAACTGTATTTAAAAATCGTAATGTTATCTTTGAAAACATACGATCTAAATCAGACTTTTGTTTGCTTACAATATCTACGATTTCTTTTTCTGTATGATGCATTGATTTACCTTTTCTATTAATTCGTGTAACAAAATATTCTTGTGTACAATCACACCTGATTTTTTTGCTAACGATTTTTTAATGCCATCAAGACTATAGTCTTTGGCTTTGCCTTTGTATAAGATCATTGATCCTCCTTTTCTACTTCAATTATATATTTACATTTTGTTCTACTAATGTCAATACAATAAACCCCTAGTAGAATGAACTACTAGGAGTTTATATAAGCTGAAGTTTAAGCTATCTTTTTCAATAACTCTTCAGCTTCATTAACAGCAGATGTCTTCTTGACATTCTCTGGATTTGGATTTCTTACAACTGGTGTGTAAGCCATACCAAATCTGTTCTTGTAGAATTCTTTAGCTGTATCTAAGAAATTCTCAGTAATAGCTACCTGTTCTTGGAGCTGTCTTACTGCGAATGTATCTTTCTGAATAGCTACATCTTCTATCTCAGAACCTGAGAATTGTCTTACTCTACCTTTTAATCTTGCACCTATTTCGTGCTGTAGATTCAAGGCAGATTTACAAGCTATTTCAGAACCTCTTATGATATTCTGTACCGATCCTTTTTCTGCGGTATAACTCTCAGCTTGTGGTGTTTCCGACAACTCTAACCCTTTGAAGTGGTCAGCTATGATGCCGAATGCTTTTTCTAGTTTGTTACTCATGGTCTTCTCCTTTTGTTGTTAGTTTAACTCCAAGATGACAAAAAACCTCCAGCAAATGGAAGTCCACTGTTAAATTGGGGGGAACCTACTTCAGGGGGAACCGATTTAATAGTTGACAGCACCTTTAGGTGCGATTCCATTTCTGAGAGGTTTTATCTTGGGAGTATAAACTACACAAAAGGGGGAGTCATAGAGTAACCTAGAACAAAGGGTTCGTTACATCATCTGACCACTACATCTTGTGGTTGTTGTCGGTGTCTTGACACAAGCTGGTGTTATACGCTATACTACCGATAGGTACCAACCAATACCATAAGAGGTAAATAGCTATGTCAAAGATACTTGAAAGATACCAGCCAAAGGGCAATCCGAAAGCTGATATCTCAGCCAAAGCTAAGAAGCTTGTAGATACTCTAGTAGCCACAGGATGTACCATCACAGAAGCATCAAAACTCGCAGGTTACAAGGGTAATTCATCTCGTGTTAGTGCTAGTAAGATGCTACGAAAACCTGAGGTACAGGCATACATGATGTCTGAGATTCAGCGAAGTTTCGGATTGTCTTCAGCCAAAGCATCAGCACGACTCCTATCCCTTTCTCAGGGGGCTAAGAGTGAGTATGTACAGCTTGAAGCTAGTAAGGACATACTCGATAGGGCTGGGTTCAAAGCCCCTGAGAAACACCAACACTTGGTTGGAGGTAATTTCTCCATTAACATAGACTTATCGTAGAAATCACAGGGATAGTGTCGTGTGATGGTTACCCACCCCCAAAAACTAGGCGACTGCTATGGTAAGGGGTACTGCCCACACAATATAGTTCTTCAAGGTTCGATCATCATATGTTATAGATTTAGTTATGGCTTATAAAACTCCAGCATGGCAAAGAAAGGCAGGGAAGAATCCTAAGGGTGGACTCAATGCTAAAGGTCGTGCATCTTATAAAGGTGGTACATTGAAAGCTCCTGTTAAGTCAGGCGACAATCCTAGAAGATCATCTTTCCTTGCGAGAATGGGAAACATGAAAGGACCAGAATATAAGAATGGTAAGCCAACAAGATTACTACTATCGCTTAAAGCTTGGGGTGCATCATCAAAAGCTGATGCTAGAAAGAAAGCTAAGGCAATGGCAGTACGATTAAAAAACAGAAAAAAGAAAGGAAAAGCATAATGCCTACAACTAAAGCGTCTTATGGCGAAAAGAAAACACACACTACTAAAGATGGTAAGAAAGCTAAGAAAGGTTTGTATTACTATATTAATAAGAAAAAAAAAGCTGGTACATCCAAGAGTAAAAGTAAATCAACTATCTCTAAGTCAGCTTATGACAACATGAAAAGTGGCTTTAAAAAATAATATATATTTGGTAAAGTTATGGAAAAGCGGCGAGATGGAACTTGTTGAAGAACATAAATTAAGCGAAGAGGAATTTAAAATTTTTTTTTGCCCAATAGGTTTTCGTGCAACATATGAGGATATAAAAGATGAAGAGAGTACCTAAAACAACATACCCTGATGGAAGAAACAACACAAAGGAAAACTATGAAGAAGCTAGAAAAATCCGAACCAAAGAAGAACTCAATACTCCACAAGAATCAAATGAGAGCAAATCAGATGATGGAGAACGAGAAGAAAGCTAAGGAAGAATACACAGCTAAAAGAATAAAAGAATATGTAGAGTTTAAGATGTTAAAAGGTCATTCAAAAGAAGAAGCAACTAAGATGGCTAAAGAACAGATAATGAATCAAGCACCATGAGTATCTTCACTAAGGTTGCTATAAAAGATTTGCAGATACTTAGAAAGGTAGTTAGAACTCAACATATGAAACACTATCCATCATCCCATGTAAATGACACAGAAGCAGATAGAATCATTGAATCTCTTTCAGATAATGCAAGAGAGAAACTAATTAAATTAGCGGTAGATTATGGGATCACTAAATTATAAACCTGATGGGGCAACCCTTAAAAATTTTTTAAAAGACAGTAGCTTTCTTAGAGGACTGCGTGGTCCAGTAGGTAGCGGTAAATCTGTTGCTTGTTGTATAGAAGTTATTAGAAGAGCATTAATGCAGAAGCCATCTGAAGATGGTAAAAGAAAATCAAGATGGGCTGTCATAAGAAATACAAACCCACAATTAAAAACAACAACAATTAAAACTTGGCTTGATTGGTTTCCTGAAGAAGAGTGGGGAAGATTTGCATGGAGTGTTCCATATACTCATAATATTAAAAAAGGAGATATAGAACTTGAAGTTATATTCTTAGCACTTGATAGACCTGAAGATGTAAAAAAATTATTATCATTAGAACTTACAGGTGTTTGGATTAATGAAGCAAGAGAAATACCTAAGTCTATTGTAGATGCTTGTTCAATGAGGGTAGGAAGATATCCATCTATGAGAGATGGTGGACCAAGTTGGTATGGTGTTATAGCAGATACTAACCCACCTGATACAGATCATTGGTGGTCTATTATGGCAGGAGAAACAATTATTCCTGATTACATAACTAAACAAGAAGCTAAGATGTTAGTTAAACCTGATAACTGGTCTTTCTATAATCAACCACCTGCTATGTTAGAAATTAAAAATAAAGAAAATGAGATAGAGGGATATGAAAATAATAAACTTATGGAGAATAAAAATAACTTAACTCCAAATTATTATAGCAATATTATACGAGGTAAAACTAAATCTTGGATTGATGTTTATATATTAAATAAATTAGGACAGATAGAAGATGGCAAACCAGTTTATGAATCATTTAAAGAACAAGTCCATGTTGCTAAAGGAGATATAGCTATAGCAGATGGTGTTCCTATATTTTGTGGAATAGATTTTGGATTAACACCTGCTTGTGTATTTGCACAACGAATAAGAAATAGATGGGTAGTGTTTGATGAATTAGTTGCAGAAGATATGGGTATAGTAAAGTTTGCTGATTTAATGAAACAAGTTATGGCACAATACTTACCAAGAGAATTTGTAATTTTTGGCGATCCAGCAGGGGATCATAGAGTACAAACAGATGAAAGTACACCCTTTCAAATTATGCGTGGTAAAGGATTATTTGCAAGACCAGCTCCATCCAATGATGTAACTCTTAGATTAGAATCAGTATCATCTGTATTAAATAGAATGGTAGATGGAGAATCAGGAATGATTGTAGATCGTAAATGTAATAACTTAATTAAAGGTTTTACTGGTGGTTATCACTATAGAAGACTCCAAGTATCAGGAGAAAGATATGATGAAAAACCAAATAAGAATAGATTTTCTCATGTCCATGATGCTTTGCAATATTTACTGTTAGGTGCAGGAGAGGGAAGAGCATTGACTATTGGTAATAAATCTAATAAACCTGTAGTTGCGAAAAGGAATTTTAATGTATTTGATGTCAAACCAAAATCAGTTTACGAAAGGAGAAGATAGTTATGTGTGCAGGTCCATTTAAACCATCTCCTCCGCCACCACCACCACCTCCAGTAGAAGAGGAAAGTGTAAAGCAACAAAGAGCAAGAATGCGTAAGCAACAAGAAGCAGAAAGAACTGCTAATAAGCAACAAGCATTTGAAGATAGAGTTGCGGCATACTCAGGTAGAAGAGGTCGAAGATCACTTTTATCAGGTAGAAGAGGCGGACAGGGTTTTGAAATCTCATCTAGTCTAATGTCTAAAGATACTTTAGGAGCATAGATGGTAATAGATGTAAAACCACAAAGAGTAGAAAACTATTCTGAGAGTGGTGTGAAACGATTAATTACTCGTTACAACAACGCTAAGGCAGTCAAAGATATGTGGCTTCCTACTTTTGAAGAGTGCTATGAATTTGCTTTACCACAAAGGGAAAGTTTTTATAGTGAGTCAATAGGTAGAAGACGATCTGACAGAATCTTTGATGAAACTGCTGTAGTAGGTGTACAAGAATTTGCTAGTAGATTACAATCAGGTATTGTTCCTAACTATGCAAGATGGGCAGACTTTGTTGCAGGTACAGAAATACCAAAGGATGAACAGAAAGATGTTAATTTAGAATTAGATCAAGTAACAGAATATGTTTTTGAAATATTACAGAACTCAAACTTCTCACAAGAAGTACATGAAACATTTTTAGATTGTGCTGTAGGTACAGGTGTACTCTTAGTAGAAGAGGGAGATGCAGTACAGCCAGTTAAATTTAAAGCAATCCCATTACCACAAATAGTTTTAGATGCAGGACATGATGACAAAGTAGATCATGTATTTAGAAATAGAAAAATTAAAATGAAAGATATTACTTATGCTTACCCACAAGCTGTCTTATCTGAAAAAATGAAAATGGATATGGACAAAGCTCCTGACATGGATTGTGATGTATTAGAAATTGTTTATAAAAATTATGCTAATACAAAAGAAGATGAATATAAATTTTGTGTTATCTCACAAATGTATGAACATAAATTATTTGAAGAAACATATAAAGGTTTAGGATCAAATCCTTATATTGTTTATAGATGGTCTAAAGTAGCAGGAGAAGTATATGGAAGAGGTCCATTACAATTAGCGTTACCTGCAATTAAAACTTCTAACTTAGTTATAGAATTAATTTTAGAAAATGCACAGATGTCTATATCAGGAATGTATCAAGTAGAAGATGATGGAGTTATTAATGTAGATAACATTGCACTAATTCCAGGCACTATTATTCCTAAAGCGGCTGGATCATCAGGACTACAACCAATAGCACCAGCAGGAAACTTTAATGTAAGTGATTTAGTTTTAAGAGATATGAGAACTAATATTAAAAAAGCATTGTACAATGATATGTTAGGTACACCAAATGAGAAAACACCTATGACAGCTACAGAAGTTGCAGAAAGAATGGCTGATCTATCAAGACAAATTGGAGCGGCATTCGGAAGACTACAAGCTGAATTAGTTAATCCAGTATTACAAAGAGTAATTTATATTTTAAAGAAACAAGGTAGAATAAAAATACCAGTTGTTAATGGTAGAGAAATAAAAATTAAATCATCTTCTCCATTAGCACAAGCACAACAGCAACAAGATGTTGCCACAATAGATAGATTTTTAGCTATGGTACAAAGTAGAGTTGGTCCACAGTTATTAAATGTTCTTGTTAAGCAAGACGAGGTAGCTAAATATGTTGCTAAAAAATTAGGTGTTCCTGAACAATTAATAAGATCACAAGAAGAAATGCAGGAAGCCGCCCAACAAATGCAACAAATGATGCAACAACAACAAGGACAAGGACAGCCAACAGAAGAAGAAACTCAATAACATGATAACTTCCATATGCATAAATCTGTTTTAGTAATTAGTGATCTCCATATACCTTATCATCACAAAGATGCTTTTGCTTTTCTAAAAGCTATTAAAAAAGAATTTAAACCTGATACTGTAATTAACATTGGAGATTTATTAGACTTCCATGCAATATCAATGCACGAACATAATCCTGACTTACCAAGTGCAGGACATGAATTAGATATATCAAAAGAATATATAAGAGAATTAGAAGGAATATTTCCTGAAGTAACTGAAGTAGATTCTAATCATAGTAGTTTAGTTTATAGAAGAGCATTAAGATTTGGAATGTCAAAACAATTTCTAAAACCTTATGGAGATTTCTTAGGTACTAGAAAATGGAAGTGGGTAGATGACATGACATTAAAATTAAGTAATGGAAAAAAATGTTTCTTTACACATGGAAGATCAGCAGACATTTTAAAAGTTTCACAAACAATGGGTATGAGTGCAGTACAAGGACACTATCATACAAAGTTTGTTATATCTTACTGGGCTAACCCAGATGATATATTCTTTGGTATGAATGTAGGATGTTTAATTAATCAAAAGTCTATGGCATTCTCATATGCAAAAAACTTTAGAACAAGATTCATTATTGGATGTGGAGTAATACTAAATGGAATACCTAGACTACTTCCAATGGTGTTAGATAAAAATGGAAACTGGATAGGAGAGTTAGTATGAGTGATGAACAAAAAATAAATCCTGATTATTATCAAGCAGGTAAATGTACTTGTGGTAAAGTTTTACAAACATATGATTATGTAAGACACTTACCATATGCAGATGCAACAGCTATTAAATATATTACAAGGCATAGAGAGAAAGGCGGAGTAGTAGATATTAAAAAAGCTATATGGTTTTTGAAAGCGATATTAAAAGATGAGTACAAAGAAACCGAGTAGCCCAGTAAATATAGGTGGAGAAAAATACTATAAATATTTAATAGTTTGGAATGATATCGTAGGAGATAGTACAATCACAGATTTAAATGACTTCGAGAATATGAAAACAGCTATAATTAAAACAGAAGCATATATATTTAAAAAGACTAAATCAGATATACATACCTTTAGTAGCTATCAAAATGATGATGGAGAAGTAGGATTTGGGGATAGAAATATTATCCCTAGGAGTGTTATACAAAGTATGATAAGGATTTAATATGTCAGAACAAAATAAAGCCCTGATAGGTTTGGACAACTTTAAAAGAGGTTCTGAAGAAGAAACCAAAATAAATGATGTGTTTAAAACATTGTTTAGTACCACTATAGGTACTGAAGTTCTCCAATACCTTAAATCAATAACGATTGATTCAGTCGCTGGACCTGAAATATCAGACCATGCTCTAAGACATTTAGAGGGTCAAAGATATTTAGTAGGTTTAATACAGCGAAGAATTAATAAAGGTAAAAGTCAAAACATAATAAAGGAGAATCAAAATGGCTGAAGAGCAAACACAACCAGTACAGGAGCAAACTCCAGTACAGGAAACACCAGTAGAGAATAATGTTCCACAAGAAACATCTGCACCTACTACAACAGAACCAGCACCAAGACCTGAGTATATACCTGAGAAGTTTTGGGATGCTGAAAAAGGAAAACTCAATGTAGAAGAGTTTGGTAAATCTTATACTAACTTAGAAAAATATGTAGGTGGTAAGAAAGATGAACTAAGAGATGTTATCATTGATGAATTAAAACAAGAAGCTAATGCAGAAAGACCTGAAGCAATAGAGAAATATGAATTACCTAAACTTCCTGAGAATGTAACAGAAGATATAGTTAATGCTAATCCTATGACAGAATGGTGGAAAAATTTTTGTTGGGAAAATTCATACGATCAAGAAGTATATCAAGAGGGTATTAATAAATATGTTGATGCTTATGTTGGACAACAACCTGATATGGAAGCTGAGAAAACTAAACTAGGAGAAAATGCAGAAGCAAGATTAGATGCTGTAAATAGTTGGGCATCTACATTTTTTAGTCCTGAACAATACGAAATAGTTTCTCAAACAATGGGTTCTAATGTTGATGGGATAGAAGCACTTGAAAAAATTATGGAATCTCAAAAACAAAACATATCAAGATCAGGGCAAGTTGCACAACCTGAAAGACCTCTAACAATAGAAGATGTTAGAACTATGATGAAAGATAAAAGATACTATGATGGTAGAGAGCGTGATCCATCTTATGTAGCAAAAGTTGATGAAGCATTTAACAGACTCTATAGGGGTTAATGTTATATGTTGAAAAGACTATACCTGAACATTGTTTTCTTTTAGCTCCTAACTTAAAGGCACTAGACAGGTATGAGATAGCTTTGTGGGGGCTTGATCCCCTACAAGCATTATTACAACCATTTAGATACAGCAGACCAAATGTTAATTCCTTTACTATATTAACAAAAGATCACAAAGTTGCCGCAATCTTTGGTGCTGTACCATCAAGAATAGATAATAAAATCGGCACAATATGGTTTTTATCCTCTACAGAATTAGATAAAAACTATTTATATTTCCTTAAAAGAAACAAGAAATGGCTACATTACTTAGAAGAACATTACATATATTTGTCCAATTACATAACAGAAGAACATACTAAATCTATTAGATGGTTAAAGTGGCAAGGATATAATTTTTCTAAACCTATGCTTGTAAAAAATGTAAAAGTGTTGTACTTCTATAAACGACTACATAATGTAGTCAAAAAGGGTACACAGCCCATATTAGAAGAGATCGGTCCTTTATGGACAACCGAATTAATTTAATGCGGACAACTGTTTAATTAACAACAACGACTAACAAAGGAGTATAAATATGAGTACATCTATTTCAACTGCCTTTATTAAACAGTTCGAAGCTGAAGTCCACATGGCTTACCAAAGAATGGGATCAAAGCTAAGAAACACAATAAGGCAAGTAAATAATGTAAAGGGGAGTCAGGCGAGATTCCAAAAAGTCGGTACTGGTAGTGCTGTTTCAAAAAGCAGACACGCTCAGATTCCAACTATGGATATCACTCACTCAACTGTTGATGTTACTTTAGCGGATTTCTATGCGGCAGATTATGTCGATAGATTAGACGAGCTAAAAACTAACATTGACGAAAGACAAGTACTATCTCAATCTGCGGCGGCGGCATTGGGGAGAAAAACAGACCAACTAATCATTGATGTATTAGACGCTGGTTCAAATGCAAGTAATGTTGTACATGGTTCTGCTGGATTAACTCTAGCAAAAGCATTGACAGTTTATGAGTCATTTGGAGCGGCTGATGTACCTGATGATGGGCAAAGATACTTTGTAGTATCTCCTGCAGGTTGGGCTGATCTACTTCAAATAGATCAATTCTCTCGTGCTGAATATGTAGGCGAAAGTGATTTACCATACGCTGGTGGATTAACTGCGAAGAGATGGCTTGGATTTATGTGGTTCACTCATTCTGGTTTATCAAAAGCTTCTACTACTAGAGATTGTCATGCTTATCACAAGTCTGCAATCGGAGTAGCTATGGGTTCTGATATTAGAACTGAGATCAACTACATTCCTGAAAAAGTCAGTAACTTAATCACATCATACATGAGTCTTGGAGTAGTAGAGATTGATGGTAATGGTATGATTGAATGTCAAATAACAGAATAGGAGATATAACATGGCATACACATCAAGCAACTTAAAGAAAATTGCAGGTGGGTCAAATAGTGTTTTCCTATATGATTCTGCTGACGCAATCGGAACAATCATAGGTAGTGGCTACTTCAATACTGCTACTGCTGAACTTAAACAGAATGATGTTATCATAGCTGTAGGTTCAACAGGCGGTACTAGAACTGTAGATATGATTGTGGTTTCATCTGCAACAGGTGCGGCTACAGTTACTACTATCAATGGTACATAATAAATAGTTATGTGGGGGGGATTTACTTCCCCCTACATTTAATATAGATATAAAATATGGCTGATAGTAAATTTGATATATGTAATAAAGCACTTGTTCTAGTAGGAGCAAATACAATCTCAAGTTTTACTCAGAATACTACTGAATCAAAAGTAGCAAACCAATTATACGAATCAACTTTAGAAAATTTATTAACAAGATGTAGATGGAGATTTGCATCTAAACAAGCACAACTAAGTAAAAATACAACTAATCCTGATGCTAGATATGATTCTTCATATGCATTACCTAATGATGCACACATTATACATACTGTTACTGTAGGAGATGATGTTATTAAATATGATAGATATGGACAAAATTTATTTACAAACACTACATCTAGTGATACTGTAATAGCGGATTATACCTTTCAACCTAGTGAAAGCATTTTTCCTCCCTACTTCAAACAGACGCTAGTTTTCGAGCTAGCGTCTTTGTTTGCTGGTGCAATAGCAAGAAACGACCAACTATCTGAACTGTATCATAAAAGATCAATAGCCCAACTTGCTATAGCTAAAGCAACTGATGGACAAGCACAAACAACAAGAAGATTAAATGTGGACAGGTTTAGAAATGTTAGAAACAGAACAGCACTAAATGATATAACAGCAACCTCTCCATAATAGAAATGAATTATGGCAAGACAAAGAATACATCAGGGTAGTTTTTTAAGAGGGGAACTTGATCCTACTATTATATCTCGTGTTGATTTATCAGCATATGGTCAAGGATTAAAGAAAGCTAGAAATGTTATTCCTATTAACCAAGGTGGTATTGAACGAAGAGGTGGTTCAGTAGCAAGAGCAGACTTAGGTGGAGCAAGTAGATTAGAAGCATTTATCTTTAATCAAAATCAAGAATATGTATTTGCATTCCAAAACCAAACATTAAAAATTTATTCTACTAATGGAACTTTAGTAGCAACATTATCATCTTGTCCTTGGATAACAGCAGATTTGTTTGAAATGGATATGACGCAATCAGGCGACACAATGATAATTACACACCAAGATTTTGTACCACAAGTAATACAAAGAATAGGATCAACATCATTTACAAGAACAGCTTTTGGTTTTGAAACAAGTGTCAATGGGGAACAAACATACCAACCTTATTTTAAATTTGCTGATGATGATAT